ATTGACCATGAAGCAGGCTACGCAATCAACGAGTTCATCAAAAAGAAGAGGGGTTAAATGGTTGAGAACCTTTTGACAAAGGCCATTCGGTCTTTTCTGGCCGAAAAGCTCAAAGACTTTCTTTTACCTTGCGAATTTGATGGACAAGGGAAATCACTTCAAATCATAAACGGATATCTTCCTCCGAAAACAACAAAGGAGAAAGTATCCGATGAAGACCTTTACCCGTTTGTTTTAGTAAGACCGGAAAGTGCGGAGACGGATAGAGAGTCAACTGTCGTAACCGTGGCGATCATCATTGGAACTTATTCAAAAGAAGCCATCGGACACGAATATGCGCTGAATGTGATGACGAGAATCCGTGAAGCTTTGTGTACATTGCCGGACCTTCAACTTGAAAAGAAGTATCAGATTGAGTTTCCGATCAAGTGGGAAGGATATGACTCACCGGCGTGGCCTTTTTGGCAAATAAACATGCAAACCGAGTGGATTATTCGGAGTCCGAAACCTGCGTTGCCAAATAATGGAGAAATCTATGATTTCTAAAATGAAAACAGTGGTTGAGACTACTCAACCGAAAGTGATCTACATCGGGCCCTCAATTCGAGGGCTCAATTCTTACTCGGTATTCGAGAGAGGGAAATATCCGTTCCCCGTTTCTGAGCTCATTAAGAAGTACCCGAACATTATGGGCCTGATGGTCCCGATCTCGGAAGT